TCAACCCAATGTACGACTGTGTTATATTGCAAATTCGTGTCCAACACCAACTCTGAGGTATCTCAAAGGGCATCTCATCATCAATACATTTAACCGTTCCGTCGGCAAACTTCTCATAATGGGAATTATCGTCACCACGGAAAATGATTGATTCGTTCTTATCTTTCTTGATTTTCTTCTCCTTGACATGGCGTGCCTTCTCCTCACGAATACGCTCAAGCAGAACTGATGCCGGCTCGTCATTAGGATCCTGCGGTACAAGTTTTCCCTGTATCGCCCACTGAAGGATACTATTCTTAAGTTGCTTACCGTTCATCGTTCAATTCAATACCTAAAAGTTTCTGAATCTCTGCGAGAGTCTTATCTATTTCGTGGTCCAAAGCAGCACGCTTCTTGAAGTAATCAGCAAGAAGCTCTGCCGGTGGCAGCACCTCTTCGTCATCTTTCGGGAACTTACACTGGTCAAAGTTACAGTCCATAGCAAGGAGTTCTGCTGCGGTAAATTTCTTAGACTTGATATTACCTTCCTCTACAACTATCTCCTCACGATTATTCCACCAATCCTCAATAGGCTTGCAGTGCTCTAACTTCATTGGCTTGGTCTTCGAGAAATGCTTGTATCCCTCGGGCATATCCAAGCGGTAGAACCAGGTCTCCTTTGTGTGGCACTCTTCGGTCGCACCCTCTGCCTGTTCATTATTGAAGAACAGAATATTGGTAGCGATGCTGGTATATGGAGCAAAGATGCTACCCGGCAAACGAAGAACAGTGTGGAGGTTGAACTCTTTGAGTAGTTTCGTTTTGATTGCGAGTTTTGCACCGTCAACACCAAACAAGAATCCATCTGGAACGATGACAGCAGCACGACCATCGGCCTTCAAGCGGTACATAATAAGTACCATAAAGAGGTCAGCAGTCTCACTACTACGCATATCAAGAGGGAAATTACCCTTAACACTTGCCTCGGTGCTACCACCATAAGGTGGGTTCATTGCGACAACATCAACCTTATCAGAATCCTTGAAATCACTCATCTTTGTTCCCAAAGAGTCGCAGTGAAGAATGTTAGGAGCCTCCACATCGTGTACCAATAGATTAGTGATTGACAACAGATAAGGGAGAGGTTTCCACTCCTGACCGATTACTGCATTCTGGAAGAGCGCAAAATCATCTGTGGTTTTAACCTGTTCCTTCAAATAGTTCAGGGCTGAGGTTAAGAAGCCACCTGTTCCCGATGTGAAGTCACCAAAAGTTTCACCAAGTTTAGGTTGGAGAATCTTAACCATAAAGTCGGTAAGAGCACGAGGCGTGTAAAATTCTCCCGCATTACCAGCAGACTGAAGATCCTTCAAAATGCCCTCATATATGTCACCAAATGTATGGCGGTCCTCGGCATCAGAGAAATCAATCTCATCGATGACATTTGTTACCTGACGAAGAAGGATTCCATTCTTCATATACTGGTTAAGGTCTTCGAATACTTCCTTAACAATACTTTGAGAGCGAGGAGTATCGTGCGTTACTACAATGCCTTTTATCTCTTCTCCATTGTAAGTAACCGTAGAGCCTTTCAAAACAGGGAATAGCACAGTATTGATAAACTCCAACAACTTATCACCCGTAAGAGCATTACCATCGGCATTATCAACAGCCCAATTTCTCCATCTGAGAGGCTCGGGAATAATAGACTCAAAATCTCTTTTCTCCTTATATGCCTTATACTCCCAGACCTCTTCCTGTGCATCGTACACTTTAAGGAAGAACATCCACACCATCTGTTCTATGCGCTGCGCATCACCGCTGATACCGGCGTCTTGGCGCATAATATTTTGAAGTCTCTTAATCAGGTTGTTAACTGCCATATTCCACTATGCTGCTTTATACAATTCGTTTTCAAGTTCTTCGAGTGCCTTAAAGAATCCTGCAGGGCCACCGAAGAATTTACATATCTTGCTTGGTTTGCCAATCTTATCAAAAGGTGGCAACTCCAAGATGTTTTCATTTTCAAGTTCAAGGATACCATTGTCGGCATACTTATCCAACAATACCTCCAAGATGCGTCTTGCTTCCCCCTCGTATTTTGCGAGGTAGTTGCGCTTCTTGACATTATTAGCACGCTCACGACGAGTCAGAGGTTTCTTATCGAATGCCACATGGCATATAATATCGAAGATGTCGGCCTCAGCAAGGCTTGGATTCTGCTCACGAACAGCATCTATAAGCACATTGTACTCTTTGAGCTCATCTACGATAGCCTGCTTACGCTCTGATGCAGACCAATTCTGGATAAAGTCATCAAGCGAAGCATACTTTCCACGAATATTCTTTCGGGTAAAGTCTTTCAAACTCTCTGTTACGAGCGTATGTCCATCTGCTCCGAGGTACGATACCTTTTCGTGAGTAATCTGAATATCGTGTCCACCTACGATGTACTTAGGAGGTCTCGGCTCACCGCCACCTCCTCCTGGAGGAGTTCCGCCTCCTCCGCCACCAGGTGTACCACCACCAGGACCTTCTCCACCGCCTTGCGGAGGTTCTGGGTCGCCGTCAAACTCAGGGTCTTTGAATAGTTGGGTAGCATTTCTAAAATCAAGGATTTCAAAATGCCACTTACCCTTATCTGTGCGAAGACGGGTACCACGACCAACAATCTGTTTAAACTCGGTCATAGAGCCAATCTCCTTATCAATCACGATAAGTCCACAAGTCTTACAATCGACACCGGTGGATAGCATTTCGGATGTGGTTACAACACAAGGATATTTCTGATCGACATCAATGAAGTTGTCCAACTGTTTCTTACCAACAGTATCGTCACCCGTAATACGCATTACATATCTTGGGTCCTTCTTACAAAGGTCGGAGTTCATATTAACCAGCAACTGGCGCATAGCTTCTGCCTCATCGATGTCAGTGCAGAACACAATCGTCTTGGTCATTCGTCCAATCTGATGAAGCATCTTTGTAATACGACGAGCTACTATTTCACGGCGTTTGAGCAATGCTATATTGCGGCCAAAATCTTTGCGACTGAAATAGCCTTGTTCTATCAGGTATCCGTGAATATCTCTCTCGTCTTCTTCCGGGCTCCATCCCTCCAAGTCAACATTTAGGAAGGAATTAGTAACACGATATGGTGCCAAGAAACCGTCCTCGATACCTTGCTTAAGCGAATATGTGTAGAGAGGTTCCTTATACTCTCCCTCATTGAAATAATCAAGATTGTTCGCTCCATCTTTCACCTTTGGAGTTGCTGTCATTCCTATCTGGGTAGCAGATGAGAAGTACTCCAAAATCTTACGCCAAGCAGAATCATCACGAGCACTACCTCTATGACACTCATCAACAAGAATTAAGTCAAAGAATGTAGGAGCAAATTCTGTGAATGGGTCTTTTACGCCTTCATCATACGACACCAACTGCTGGTACAGTGCCATATAGATTTCATACGATGGATCAAGATTCTTGTTCTGAATCTTTGTCATCACCTTCTTGAATGGTCTAAAATCCTGCACCATAGTTTGGTCTATAAGCACATTCCTATCTGCAAGATATAGGACCTTCTTCTTAGCGCCAGACTTTGTCAGACGGTGAATAATCTGGAACGCAGTAAATGTTTTACCAGTACCGGTTGCCATTACCAGCAACATCCTATTTCGACCTTGTGCGACCGCCTCAATTGTTCGATTGATAGCTATACGCTGGTAGTATCGTGGCTCATTTGTGTATTGGTCAAAGTAGTATGGCTGCTCAACAATCTTTAGTTGTTCTGCGTCGTATGGCTTGGCGGCGTGAATACGAGAAAGCAATTCTTCAGTAGATGGGAAAGCATCAAGGGCAATCTCACGCTCTTGTCCCGTGATAAAATCGTGCTCAATGAAGCAATCACCATTTGAACTATAAGCGAAAGGCAAATCAAGAATTTGAGCATAATCCATTGCTTGTTGAAGACCGTGTCCGGCAGATTTATTATTATCTTTTGCTTCAACAATGGCAATCGGATGATTAGGTGCTGCAAAAAGCAGGTAATCGGCTTTCTTACCCTCCTTGCGTGCGTGATGTTTCCCTTGGATTAAAACTCTACCTGCAGTAAAGTAATATTCCATTCGGATATGCTTGTTATCCCACCCAGCGGCATTGATAGCTGGAGTTATATAACGCAACTTTATATCCTCCTCGGATAACTGCTTTTTGTCTTCCATATTACACCTTGCTTGTCTGATTCTGCCATCTTCCGATAATATAGTATTATCAGAAATTACGCAAAGTTAATCAAAATACGCAATATAGAGGCTGAGAACGAACAATAAAATCGCTTATCGCCATTAAAATAAACCTATTATGCGTCTTTTCTCTACTCTTTCAATAAAAAGATTAGAGTATGAAGCTATCGTTAAGACGCAAATTCAAGGGGGCGAAATATACTATCGGTGACCTCAGTATTGACGGCACATTTTTCTGTAACACTATCGAGGATGTTATTCGAGAACTTCCCGATAGTTGTCCTAATACCTCGCGCTGGATTCCGTGCAAGTGCAAGGAAAAGGTCTATGCTCGCACCGCAATTCCTACCGGAACATACAAGGTTACTTTGGAGTATAGTCCGAAGTTCAAGCGCATGATGCCGTATCTGCACGGTGTTCCTCATTTCTTGGGTATTCTGATTCATTGGGGCAACACCGAGGATGATTCAGGAGGTTGCATTATCGTTGGTGAGAACTCTGTCAAGGGCAAGGTCATCAACTCTCGTGCGACCTTCAAGAAACTCTATGCTCTTCTTGATAAGGAGAAAGATATCACCATCGAAATCTACTAAGCGATGGCGGTCAATAAACTCAAAGCACCGCGCAATATCCATATCGACTTCAGCCCCTCACCTCGGCAGTATGAGTTGTGGAAGCTCCTGCAACCAAACTACTGCCCGCATTGTGGGGCTGAGATCGAGCAGGTTCTTGTTGGCTATGACCAGCAGAGAAACCCTCAATACAAACCGCAGTGTAAGCATTGTAAGTCGCAGAATCTTCCCCAGCTAATCTTGGGAGGTGGAGCCGCCGGTGGTGGTAAGTCGTATGTAGGTAGCGTATGGCTCGTCTCGTCGTGTATGCGCTTCGAGAATATACGTGCTGTCGTTGCCCGTAAGACACTCAAATCACTCAAAGAGTCCACTTGGAATACAATCAAAACCATCTTGAAGGACTGGGGCTTGAAGGAGGATGTGAACTACAAGATAAACAATCTTGAAGGTACGCTCACATTTTGGAACGACTCGGTTATCATAATGAAGGAGATGGCCGACATTCCCTCGGACCCCAACTTCGAGCGATTCGGTTCTTCGGAGTACACAATCGCAATGGTCGATGAGGTGTCGGAGATATCGGAGAAGGCTGTCGAGGTGCTCTTCTCGCGTCTTCGTTGGCGTACTCACGAGACCTTCAAGACTCCACGAATGTTGCTTACTACCAACCCGACTATTAACTGGGTGCGTAGCCGCTTCGTGCAGGACGAGAATGGCGATAAGGTGGTATGTCGTGAGGGCGAGGCTTATGTTCCATTCTCTGTGTTTGACAACCCTAATATCGCATTTCGTCAGGTCTATGAGGCTGCCCTGAATAAAATTCGAGACCAGGCAACAAAGGAGCGTTTGCTCTATGGTAACTGGGACTTTGTGGAGGCAAATGATATGGCTATCTACAACCGTTTCGATGGAGCAAAACACCTTATCACCAACCTCAAAGAGAAGGTCTACGACCCGACAAAACCACTCATCACAGTATGGGACTTCAATGTGGCTCCGCAGATGTCTGTCCTCTCTGCACAGATTGACTACGACAACAAGAAGGTCTATATCCTCGAAGAGATACTCGGTAAGCCCGAAGATAAGGAGAACAATACGCCTGCACTTGCTCGCAAGGTACGACTAAAACTCTATCGAGACAAGCATATCGGCGGCGTAGATGTTACGGGCGACCCATC